TTTATCGGCTGTTACCACCTTTCCGCTGCTGCTGGTGCCAAACCATTCCTCCCAGAACGTGCCGGTAGTCAGGCTGATAGGCACACCGAGCCAGTTAAGCAGAGCGCTTTTAACCCTGCCTGGCTGTTTGTTTTTTTTCATCAGAAACCTACCATGATGGGATTATTGAAGAATCCGGAGAGATCCTGCTGGTCGTTGCCACCGTTAACCAGAACGCGGCTCATTGCTGTGAACAATGCCGCCGGGCCATCAATCTTGGCCTCGGGTGTGGACTTGTTCGGGAAAATGTTCTCGTTCCGGTCAGGTTTGACGGTTACGTTTGACATCATCCAGTTCATTACCGGGTGATCGCTGTGATGGAAGCGGCCACCGTATACCAGTGCTTCGACCTCTTTCATCGCCTCAGAGAAATTGCGAACCGTCTGCGGCACTTCCACCAGCGGCAACCCTTCTTCTGCCAGCGCGAGGCTGAACTGCGTGGCACTCCACGGGTCGAATCCAATTTCTTTCAGGCTCTCACCAGCAACCCACTGTTGCAGCTCTTCCTTAATCTGAGCATGGTCGATTACATCCCCGTCGGTAAGGATCAGCTTGTCCAGCTCAGCCCACTTACGATAAAGCTCTGCCATCTGGCGCGAACATTTCTCAAGGCGTCCCTCCGGCAGCCAGAATTTGAAATCCGCATGAACGTGTCCACCTGGCGCGCGCCATACTTTGGCGGCCGCACAGATATCAATTTTGTTTGAAAGGTCTACGCCCACCCAGGAGGGATAGGTTTTAAGTTCGTGCTGCGGAGCGATAAACTCGCATTTCTCCCATTTCATCATGTCCATCCAGGCAGACTCAGCCGTAACCCAGATATTCATGTGCTTGGTGAAAAAGTTAATCCTGGCCGAAACCTGCTCTTTCGCCTTTTTAGCCAGGCGGCGGAGATCATCCCAGCGCTTACAGATACCCAGCCCCGGATTTGCCTTCTGCCAGACTTTTTCATCAAAGGGATCATCACCTTCATCTAATGTGTAGATGATGGCAAAAAACGTATCGTCTTTTACCAGCCCACGCAGAACCTTGATGGCGTAATCACGCAGTTCGTAGCAGATACCCTCTTTGTTAAATCCGGCGGTGGTGATACCGAAAAGCAACGACTGCAGGCGCGCGCCGGTTGCCGTCTCCAGAACGTCCCATACATCACGGGTTTTATGTGCATGCAGCTCGTCGACAATGGCGCAGTGGATGTTCAGGCCGTCGAGGTTGTTCGCATCTGATGATAATGGCTCGAATTTGGATGCCGTTTGCTCCTGGTAGATAGCGAGCTTGTTGAATTCGAAGAGCCGCCCAAGAGTGGCTTTCGCCTTCTTGACCATATTCTTCGCATCTTCAAAAACAATTCTCGCCTGGTCACGGGTGGTAGCGGCGGAATAAACCTCCGCACCGCCCTCGCCGTCGGCCCCGGCCATATAAAGCCCAACGCCAGAGCAAAGTGTTGATTTGGCATTTTTACGGGCCACCTCAACATCTGCAGTACGGAAGCGCCGAACCATCACCGGACGACCGCTGCCGTCGTTACGCAGGACGGTTTCTCCCGTTTCTTCGTTAACCAGCGGGATAACAAAACCAAAAATATTAATCAGGATGAAAACATGCCAGTCCATCAGCTCAATAGGCTGGCCTGCCAGCGCGCCCTTTACGTGAGGAACAAACTTATAGAAATTCAGAATGTGCTGCGCGCGCGGCTCACTAAAGTAAATTCCGCGCTCTTCGCCGTGTGCCAGATCGTCAAGAAAACGCTGACAGGCAAGGCGCACAAACTCACAGGCAATTATTTCCCCGGCAACGACCCTCTCGGCGTAGCGGATGCCTTCTGCAACCTTAGCCATTAATCCCTCGCTTTCATAAACTCGGCCAGCGGATCAACCGCATCAGGACCTTTTGCATTCACTTTCGAGCGGCTGGCTGGTGTCATCCCGAACTCTCCGAGCATGGCGCGAAGACGTTTCCAGGCATCAGCTTTCATGATGGCCGCCGGGTGAGCTTTGATCATCACATCCCCGCTCTGCGTTTCGGTCCGGTAGGTGTACCCCTCAATTTCAAGCGTGTCGCAGTGGTGACGGTATTCGGTATATGCCTCAACCAGCAACTCAAGGGCTCTGGCGTCCAGTTGGGACATCACACCGATAGCATCGAGCTCATCGGCCATCCGCTTAAACCAGTATTTCCCCTGCTTGTCGAAATGCTTCGGCGTTGGGGGTACCCCTGCAGCGGGTTTTGGTTCGTTCTCATTGATCGGGCGTTTTGATGGGTTACCCCTCACCAAACGTAGATGGGTCGGGGTTTTCGGTGGTCCAGACATAATCGAAAACTCCTATTAATCATCGAATGGGGGACCCCTAAAAAAAGTTTTCTAACCTGCGGCGATGTGAAAAGAGGTTAGGCGGCGGTCCTTTGGCGCGTCGTTCCTGAACTTTCAACCCGCCCTCCCCCTCGGCTGACTCAAATGAGAATTGATGTCATTTGAGTCTTTCGACCGCTGTTTTCGCCCTGTGGCAGGGCTTGCAGAGGCTTTCAAGGTTGGACAGGTCATCGGTACCCCCATTTGCTTTGGCGGTGATGTGGTCCACCGTCTCAGCGGGTGTATACCTTCCATTTCGCAGGCATTCCTGACAGAGGTGTTTATCCCTGTCGAGAACGATTGGGCGCAGCCTGTCCCACTTGCTGCCATAACCTCGCTGATGCCTGCTCTGTCCTCGCTGATGCTGCTGCCAGCCTTCGTTAAGGTGCTTGGGACAATAGCCTGAGCGGTCTGTGGTTGTGCCAGGGCAGCCACGCTTGCGGCATGCTCTCGGTATTAACGCAGGCATCAGGCTAACCTCCAAGCCCGGCGGCGTTCTGTGCGTGGCGCTGAGTCAGGGTGACGCTCAACCGGTTCTCCGTCAGCATGGTCTACCAGCGAGTAACACGGATAGACCACTGAACCGCCCCAGGCATTACCCACTGCAAAATCGGCAGGCTTATCGCTGTCCCATCGAGACAGCACACGGCTGATACGATGCGTCGGCACGCTGTAGCAAACACCATGAATCAGGCGAGGAAACGAAATGAATTCATATCGATCTTTATCAGCAATGATTAGCCGTTCGGCTATTTGCATCTGGTACTGAGGAGGCCTACCAGTTCCGAGGTAAAAGCTCAGAAGGTCATCTGGGCAACGCGCTAACCAGTCGGTTACCTTTTCGGTGAATCCGGGTACCGGCAATGCGTCGTCTTCCAGTACCACTACCCGGCAAGGTTGGCAGGAAGCCCATTCAAGAGCACGCCGATGATTCCAGTTCGCGCCGTGGTTACCATCGTCAATAAGCAGATGAGCATCTAGCAGCGCGGCAAGACGTTGCGCGTGACCAATGCGAGAGTGATGGCCAACCACCACAAACTTCACTTGTGTCGAAACCATGCAACCTCCTTACCGATACCCTCGGTTTTGAACACCGTATGTACCAGAGGGCCGGTGACCAGCCTGTCAGCGAATGACTGCGCGACAATACCGAAAGCCAGCATATCGCCCACCGCGGCGCCAGCCTGTTCTTTCTTCCAGAAACGATAACTCTCGATCCGGTAGTAAAGACGGATGATGCCGTGAGCGAACGCCATCACATCAGCACGGGTGCCACCAAGCAGACCAGCGTTAAGCATCACATCGTTGCGGTGCGCTACGATGAAGTCCTGATAGATACGCTCCGGATGATTCTCCTTTGCCCAGGCGTCGGCGTATGTCTTCGGTTCAGATCCGACATAAACCTTTCCGGCTTGCATTTCTTCCCACGGCGCGTGAAGCATTTCGACATCGGTACCATCGGTACACCAGACAAACCGGTATTCAGGGTGATCGCGCAGGTGCTGCCAGATATGCAGCCAGCGCCGGAAATAGACATTCATCTTTACGTCAGGAACGAGATACAGCTCAACACCTGCCGGGGCCGTCAGTAATTCATCCACCAGTGCAATACGCCCACAATTTCGAAGCGAGGCAGCCCACTTGGTAATCATGTCAGGCGAGGCCGTCAGTTTGTTACCGCGCTGCGGGTCAGGCTGGCTGGTGAGCAGCGTTGTGATTACCACGTCGCGCTGAGATCGATACTCTGCATAGCCTGTATATCCTGAATCCCGGCGCTGCCCATAAATCACAGCGTTCTTTTTATCGAGCGCTTCACGTTCAGGCCTCGGTATGCTGCGCGCGCCTTCTTCATACTCGTCCATTGAGTGAATCAGCTTTTCAGAGCCAACCACATCAGCAAACGCCCAAGACGTTAAACCAGCATTGTGGATACGGAGCGCCAGATCAGGATGTTCGTACATGCCGCGACCGTATACAGGATCGAATCCGCCAACCTTCTCGATAGCGCTCCGGTGGTAGTACAGCATCACACCGCGCTGCCCGGTGTAAGCGATATGCTTATCATCCCTATACAGGACGGTCATATCGTTTATCTTTCTTGGCCCAGCAAGATCGAGGAACTGATAAGCCAGATGAGGCTCTGGGGATTCGATGTAAGGGAGATGCCAGTTATCAGCGATTGGCCAGGCATCGTCATCCCACAAGAATATATGCTCGCACCCGGCGGCCATCAGAGCAGCAAGGCTGGCGTTCTTCGAAGCGACAATACCGCGGGATTGTTCATGCCGAATAAACTTCACGTTATCAGTAACAACAGCTGCAGGTTTTGAGCCATCGTCTACCACAACCACCAGCGCACCACATGGAAGATACTTCATGTGCTGATCAATGGCGCGCTTAAGCACCTCAGGGCGATTATGGGTAGTAATTGCAATCCCTACTCTGCTGGAGGTCATGCTGGCAGGTTGATAATTAACACCATCAATTGTGACCTTTACCATAAGTTAATCCTGCTTTTTTATGTTTTACTATTCCAGACGATAATTTGATAAATCAATCAACAGAGGGCATTCAAATGGGTTTTAAAATGACAGATTGCATCGTTCAGCACGTAGAAACCATTGTCAGGGCTCCAGAAGGTTATGATATATCCATTGATTCATCATCCCTCCAAAACGTTGGGAAGATTGCGGATATCTATCAGAACAATGCGGAAATTTTAGAGAAACTCGGCATACATGTTAATACGCCTAATGAAGTGCTGGAATCTGTTATTCAGGAGATGAGGCAATTACCTCACGAAACTGAAGAACAACGCATAGAAATCGTGAAGAAATCCAAATTGATGGGATTCCTATCAAATACAGCAAACATTGCAACGATTGCCACATTCATATTTGAAATCTCGAAAATGGTCATTAAATAAGTAATCAGCTCCCTTTCATTCCCACTTAAAGACTGTTTCCATTAGTGCGAATGAAAGGGCTAGCATTTAAACTTCTGACCCTTCATAAAATAACATCAAAGCCTATTCAGAACATTAATTTCCTTGTATGCCTTCCCCTGTGCAAGGAAAATAAATCACACAAAAAAAAGCTGATTAAATGGATAGAAAAATATCCATTTCATCTACTGCAGAAATGCAGCGATTAAGATTCTTAAACAAATTAAAGCGAACCTACCAGCTAAAAAGTTAGCCAAGTAAGTAAATACACTATCAAGCTATTCCTGCTGAATAACAAAACAATCACCATTAATTTTATTAAATAACTTTCAACTCTTGACTACCCGAACTATAACAAACAGCCATCACTTTTAAATCTCCAATTCAGACTAATTAAACCCAACGATTTTTTGATTAGGGTTAGCCTGTTGAATGGCTTTTGCCGCGCCTTCAGATGTCATCAAAGTTACCTGCACGAAAGTACACTCAAGAAAGGTACAGTCTAAAAACTTTATCACACCGGGTAACGAGAAATACTGTTCTTCAGGTAATGCGATAATTTCTTCACAGTAATTAAGATTTAACTTTGAAACACTACCACCAACAACTGCAATGGTCATTGGCCCAACAAGATGGCAGCGTTTAAAACGTTTGTTTTTATGTACCTCGTTCATTGGCAGCCGTAAATCTTCTAACCGTATCATTAAATCATTAAATGTTTCGCTTAATGGATTAACGTTATCGTTTGTAGCAATCAAAGAGTTGTAATATTTTCTTCGTGAGGAATTTGAAATCGCAACATTAATCAAACAATAAACCACTGAAAACAATATTGAAAATAAAACAACAAGTGAAAAATACCTAAAATAGGTCATATCCTTGAAAAAAGGGTCGAATCTTGCCAGCAATCCTGCCAGAGACCCACCTGAAAAAACAAGCAGGAATATTGAGAATCTAAACACTTTCTCTCCTATTGCGTAAGCTGTATTAAGTTCTTTTGTCTTATTCCAAAGATTCATGATATCTCCAAGATTGCACAGATTGGCACCTTATCAATCATACATGAATCAAGTAAAACAGAAAAACATTGAAATTTTGACCTAGTCATCTATAACAATTCGCATT